ACGCTAAAAAGCCAATGACCGAAGATGAAGTTGCTAATGCGCTACTTGGTATTATATCCATAAACAATATGCGTTGTCATGCGCTACAAGACACACACGCCCGCAAAATGGAAATAGATGAGTATTGTGTAGACCCAGAAAAATTGGCAGCAAGAGAAGACTGGTTTGATAAAGTGTTAACCGAGGTAAAAAATAAAAGGAAGAAGAAATGACCGAAGATGAAAAAATGAAGCAACTAGATGAGTTTGTACTTAATATGGAAGTACCAATTAGGGTAATGAACGCGACATTGAACGCATTAAATATGCCAGCCCAAACCCCTTCTTTAATACTTGCTGAGCTTATTGTGTTTTATCAAAACCAAGCTGGCCCACAGGCAGAAAAGGCTAAGGCTGCGTTAGAAGCAGTAACGGAGAAACCAGCGGATGAGTGACTTGTTTAACAAGATGATGGAGGCCAATAAGCTATCCAACGACGAGGCCAAAGCTAAGCGTGAGGCAGAGATTGAGGCCAAACGGCATGAGATGGCTGGTGCTATGACCCGCATGATGATTAATGAGGCACTTGGCCGCGTAGCCCAGACTAAGCAAGAAAATGAGGCTTTAGCCCAAAAAGCTAGGGCGGAAAAGCCTTAAAGTTTGCATTAGTAGACATAGGAGTAGTAGAACTCGTCGGGAAGACGCTTTGAACCTCCACTTACACTTTCACACACACACATAGGAGATTTACAATGAACCCATTTGAAATTCGCAATAGCCTTTTACTTACGGCAAAAGACTTTATGACCCAGCAGTACGACGCACAGATCAAGGTCTGGGAACTGGCAAGTAAGGCAACAGAGAAATTTGAGGCTGCAGCCCCTAGCTTTCCCACAATGGCAGAGATTATTGAGCACGCCATTGAGATGAACAAATTCATCAGCGGAACCGTAGAGACAGAACTAATCAACGGCGCCAAAAAATTAGGCGGCATAACCAAATCATTTTAATAAAATAATGGCAACTAAACCCGGACTATACGCAAACATTCACGCTAAACAAGAACGCATCAAAGCAGGTTCTGGAGAGCGTATGCGCAAGCCTAACAGTCCGGGCGCCCCAACCAAACAAGCATTTGTTGAATCAGCTAAGACAGTTAAAAAAGCTACTGGCGGTTCAGTAAAGCACGACAAGCCAATTCCACACAGGACAACTGGCACCAGTAAAACATACAACCCTACAGACAAGGGCGCTGGCATGACCGCTAAAGGTCGCGCAGAGTACAACAGCAAGAACAACAGTAATTTAAAAGCACCAGCACCACATCCAAAGACAGACGCAGACAAAGGCCGTAAGGCATCATTCTGCGCTCGCATGGAAGGTGTTGTCAAGAAATCAAAAGGCCCAGCTGAAAGAGCTAAGGCATCACTAAAAAATTGGAATTGTTAATGGCCAAAAAATTTAAATTTAATGAAGACCATGCTAAGATAGTATTAAATCTTGGACAGCAGGGTGCTTCACAAAAAGCTATGTATGCTGCTATCGGCATTAGCAAAGACACAGCGGCTCGGTTAAAGCGAGATGACCCATTTTTTGCCGAAACTTTGTCATTGGCTACAACCTACGGCCAAGCATTCTGGGAAAACATGATGTTAGCCAACATTGACAACAAAACGTTTAATTCCAGAGTGGCGGAAATTAGTCTACGCGGACAGTATCCCGATGACTACCGTGAACGCATGGATATAAAACAGGATATAAAACAAGAGGTTAAGATCGATTTTAATAAAGAAGTCGCAGAATTGATCGCCGCCCTAAAAGTTTAACAATATTTATTTTCACTTTTTCCTAAAAAGGGGTCCGAAAGGGCCCCTTTTTTTGCATTAGTATGTATACCCTAAAACGAATTGAAAGAATACAATGACCGCACACGCGATATTAAGCGCTTCTGGATCCAAACGATGGCTAACTTGTACCCCAAGCGCCCGTCTTGAAGCCACACTCCCTGAACCCAAACGTGGGAACAATGCTTTTGACTTTAGTCAAGAGGGCACAATGGCCCATTCATTGGCAGAAATTAAGTTAAGACACCATTTTGGTCAAATTGGAATTGAGGAATATAAGCGTGAATACGAAATCATTAAAACAACACCCTATTATGACGACGACTTCGAGGCTAACGTCGATAATTACGTTCTATACGTCCGTAGCCAAATCGGTGAAGGTGATACCCCGTTATTTGAACAACGTGTGGACTTCTCTGATTGGGTTCCTGACGGCTTTGGTACAGCCGATGTGGTTATACTTTCTAAGCACACCATTCGTGTCATCGACCTCAAGTTCGGAAAAGGAGTCCCCGTATCCGCGCTCGACAACACACAGCTGCGACTATACGCGCTCGGTGCGTACAGCAAATTCAAAGAAGAGTATCCAGACATTACAGAAGTCAGTTATACGATACATCAGCCCCGACTTGACAGTATCAGTACCGATGGTACCACCGTCGGTAAACTGGTCGACTGGGCCAACTACTTTGTCAAACCCAAAGCCAAAAAAGCGTGGGCAGGTGCGGGTGAATTCCTCCCCGGCGACCATTGTCAGTTCTGCAGGGCAAAAGCGCAGTGCCGCGCCCGCAGCGACTTCAACTCGGAGCTCGCGAAGCAAGACTTCAGAGAACCGGCCCTCCTCAGCGAAGAAGAAGTTAGCGAAGTCCTCGTCAAAGCGCAAAACCTAAGAACGTGGGTCAATGACGTAGAAGATTACGCATTGGCTAGAGCAGTAGAAAAAAGCATTATTCCCCCAGGTTTTAAACTATCAACTACATCAACACACCGCAAGATAGCGGACCAAGCATTGGCGGCTGTGGTATTGATTGAGAAAGGCATGGATGAAGCAGTTATCTGGGAACAGCCAAAACTAAAATCTATTGCCGCACTCGAGAAGCTGGGCCCAAAAGGTCAGTTAACAGCTTGGCTTGGTGACTTGGTAATTCGTCCAGAAGGCATACCCAAACTAATTAAAGAGAAAGAAAACGCTAAAGAGGATTTTGCGTGAGTACTTGGCTAATAGCCGCTATGGGTTTAGTCTACCTAGTCGTAGCTATTGATCAATTTATAAAAGGTGGTGTAGGTACTGGCATCATGTTTCTGGGTTATGCAATTGGGAATGTGGGGCTCGTAATCGTAGCAAAATAATAATTATAAAAGGCTACTATGCTGGTACAATATTATGGTTCGGAGTTTGAAATTCCAGACCTGTTAATAAACAAGTTTTTGAAAGATTTTAGTAGTTTACCCGGTAGTAGTTACAGAGAAGGGGTGCATCAAATACGCAACTCAATAGAAGAAATAACTAGTATGATTGCGGAAGACCCTGAGATATTGCATGAGCCGGAATACTTGTCTGATTTTTTAAAAGCTTTAGCCATGAAACAGGCGTTACAAAATTTAGGTATATTTTATGATGCCTAATATTTATTTCACAATGTGAAATAATAGCAGTAAGTAATTTGCATTAGTATGATTACGGGTAGACAAATTGGCCCCGATTGAAGTCCAGTTCTTATGTTAAAAAGGTAATTCAAAATGGCACAAACTACTAAAGTTAAAGTTGTAACTGGCAATGTTCGCTTCTCGTATGCGAATGTATTTCAACCAGCGGCATCTGTTGAGGGCGGAACTCCAAAGTATTCTGTTTCAATCATCATTCCAAAATCCGACAAAGAAACAATCGCACGTTTACAAAAAGCATTTGAAGAAACTAAAGCCGCAGCAGCAATTTATTTTGGCGGTGCAGTTCCTAAAGGGCTTAAAGGTGGCTTGCGTGATGGCGATGAAGAGAAAGATGATCCAGCGTACGCAAATAGTTATTTCATTAATGCTAACTCGGTCCAAAAGCCCGGTGTTGTTGATGAAAATTTAAGCCCAATCATCGATCCCAGCGAATTTTATAGTGGTTGCTACGGTCGTGCATCTGTAACATTTTACCCATACAACGCGCAAGGCTCAAAAGGTATTGCGTGTGGCTTGAATAACATTCAAAAGCTAGAAGATGGTGAAAAATTAGGTGGAGGTTCTACCGCAGCTGTTGACTTTGCAGTTTAAGTAATTTGTAGTGTCCCTGTAGTGCCCGGCCCCACCAAAGTAATCTATTTGGTGGGGCATTTTTTCCATTAACAACATAACAATAAAGAAACCATGGACCAATACCGTGAATACATTGCCGCCAGCCGCTACGCCAGATACATTGATGACAAAGGTCGTCGTGAAACTTGGAAAGAAACAGTACAACGATTTATAGATTATATTTTTGAAAGAACACCAGCAATAGCTGAAGACAAAGAAACCAAAGAAGAATTATTTAACGCAATACTTAACCATGAACTAATGCCGTCAATGCGTGCCTTGATGACGGCAGGAAAGAGTGCAGACCGTGACAATACTTGCATCTATAATTGCAGCTATCTCCCAGTGGATGACCCCAAGAGCTTTGACGAAGCCATGTTTATTTTGCTCTGCGGAACTGGCGTTGGATTCTCAGTTGAATCCAAGTACATTAACCAACTGCCCGAAGTGCCAGAAAAAATGT